ATTATCATATAAATTGAATATATTAGTGGTGGTAATATTATTTTGTTTTATCTGAGTTAGTGGTATGTTTGGATATGGTTTATCATTTTTACCTATTAATTTACTTATATAATTAGCAAAGAAAAATTCTTTAAACTTATCAATATTACCATCATTTACATCAATATTAAATTGTTTATTTGATGTATTGTAATTATATACTACATGAGAATTTAAAGATACCGCATCACGATGTTGTAAATCTTTAAAATCATAAGATTGCACATAACCAGATTGTTTATTTACAAGACTACCTGTTGGGTTGTACTTACTATTATGTGTGCTATTTGAATCATTGGTATTTTCTAAATAAATTGTTTGTGTATAAATGTTACCAGCTTGTTTTGGTAATGTTTGAGCGTTGATAGCATTGCTAAACATATCATTTAAACTGATAAGAGACCAATTATTATCACTGTATGTGCTGTGGGATAAAAAACATTTATCATTTATGTTATCTGCTGATGAAAAATGTAAATTATATAATTTTTCTAATGTGGTTAGAGCTTTTTCGTTTATACCTGCTGAATAAAAAATTTCATTTCCACCATTATCCCAAACACTATCTTTAACTTGTAGTCCAGGAAAATTTTGTGAAAGTAATGAAGATAATGCACATCCAGTTGTCATTGAACGTTGAACGTTTGAACATTGTGCTGTATATTTTATATTTTTATTGCATGTTGTGAAATATGACTGTCTTTCACTTAATATGTGTTTCATCCAATCCTCTAATATCAACACTTTTACCAATTTTCCAGTATTATTATCAAATTTATGATATGAATTAACTATTGAAAATGAACAAGCAAAATCAGCAATATTAGCATTGCTAGCATTGCTATGAGGATGTATTGTAATTGTTAACTTATCATAACCATCTCCACGATATCTATAACTAGCTGTTGCATTTATATTTGCATCTTTATTGTTTGCAGCTTTTTCTAGAGCAAACTCATCTATATATTCTAATTCACCGGAAAAGAACGGATCGAAGATGTTTGTGAAAATAGAAATTCTATTAATTAATGCATACCCAATATAAGCTTTTTGTTGGTTTAGATCATCAAACATGATAGTGATGTCATGATCAACATTATTAATACTGACTGTTGATGAATTTTGTTGACTCATTTCAATTGTGATTGAATATTATCAATTACCAAATCTATATATTCTGGTTTTAGTATTTTCAAATAATTTGGCATTATAAATGGATTAAAAATGTCATTTGTAATTGCAATTAACCACCATAAATCTATATTACCATAATATATGTAACTTAAATTTGTCCATGTATCTGTTGGTAATGGTTTTACATATGTGAAAAAGCTGTCATCAATATCATTAGGCAATGTTATTGTTTTGAAAATGTTAAAAAAAGGATATTTATCATCATAACCGATCTTAAAGATATTTTCATATCTAGTAGAAGGTAAATGTTTAGTATTTAAAGAATTGTAATAATCTCCGAAAAAATTAGTTTCATTACTCATTTTATAATCCTCTCTGATTTACCATTGATTCAATCATAAAATTACCTGTTTCGTTTGTAAGTGATTGCAATTCAATATTTACCATATATGCTTCAGGTATAATTGCAGTTATATTAGTTGGTTTGTTATCAAACATTATTTGCATATCTAATGGCATTCGCACACCTTGAAATTCAACATTAACATTGCGTATGAATGCATATGGTATATATCGTATACCTGGTATGAAAACTTCGTATATGTTTATAGGAACTATTAAATTTCTAGTTGATCTATATGGCCTACTTTGATATTTTAATAGCTGTACTAATTGATAATTAGTTGCAGCTTGATATTCATCTCCAGTGTTTAATAATGGAAATTTAAATGAAAATTGGGCACCATCTGTAGCCATTGAATATGATTTAGGTGTTTCAGTTGAACGTTCTTCATTACTAGTTAATTGAGCAAGTGTGCTTTGAGCACCTCCAATTATATTGTTTAGAAATTCTGCTCCATCTGCTAAATAACTAGCTCCTGTTTTATGTGAACCACTAGTAAACGTATTCTGTGGTGTTGCTAATGGACTATTTTCAAAATATGGCAATTTAAAATTCCAACCAGTATAATCACAGTTATATAAATTATCATATGAAGCTAAATGCCCCTGTTTTGATAGTTGCATACTTGATTCAAGACCAACTCCGCTTTTAACCTTACTTTTAGCATCATTAATATATTCAATAACATCATAAAATTTTTCAGCAGTAGTACTAATTGCTGATTTAAGTGATGCAGGTGCATTAAACTTAGTTGCTGTGCTGTTAATCAAATCTTCAGCTTTACCACCAACATCTTTTACACTGTCTGTTAATGAATCAACAGCATATATAGCTCGTTGTAATTCTGCACCAGTTTTTGGTTGCATTTCACGCATGATAATATATGGAGCTGTACCTCTACCGGATTTTGGTGTTGTGGTCCATTCATAATCATTTACAACGTCAATCAGTGTCGTTCCACCATTGATAGGTGTCATAACATATAAACTTGATTCAGGTTTATCTGGAGTTTCAAATTCTTTTGCAATAGCTTTATCTATATATGAAAAGTCTTTACCAGCATCTGCTAATGTTCTATATAAATTTTCTATACGTTCAACTCTTGAACTTTCAATACTACTTATCTTTCTTAAATTTTGAGCTGCGGACTGGATATTTTTGGAACCTGCTTTAGTGGGTAATAAATTCCATAAGAAACTTGCAGTTTTAGTTTCTTTTTTATCAAGTAAATTACTTATTATATCACCAATTGCCATTATTTAGAAATATTTAAAACGTGGGATAAGCAGCAAATACACTGTTGCAGTTCTGTAATAGTATTGTGCGTTTTTGTTGATTGGTTTGTATACAATCGATTATATCTATGATATTTTTATTATATTGGTTTGTCTTATTTTTAGCATATAAGAATCGTCTTGTAAATGTTGATTTTTCTAAATCTTTGATATTTTCAAGTTTAGTTGATGTTTCAACGTTGAATACTATGTCATTACCAGGTGATCCATACTCATCCAAACCTTGAGCTTTCCATTCTTGATATTCATCCCATTGACCACGTATAACACCCCACACCATAGGACCAAATTCAGCTATTAGCGGTGCTAATTGAATTGCTAATATGCCCCATGCTGCAATACCCCCAGGTACACACCAAGTTAAAACATCTAAGAGAAATTCACCAAACATTTTTAAACGTTTAAACCACCCAGCTTCAAAAAATTCATCTTTAATCATCCAGAATTCAAATATTATACCACATATTATTGGTATAAGAAAGCTTAATCCAACTGTTGGAGCTGCTAATGTGGTGCCTATAAGTGATGCTATCGGTTTTAATATATTTGTAAATATTACTTTGAATATTTGTTTGAAAATTCTAAAAAACCATTTTATACCAGCTGCTACCCATCCAACCAATTTTGCAGCAAATTTTGCGGTTTTTGCAGCACCTTTATACATTTTAGTATTTTTTACCCATTTAGCTGCTGCTTTACCTCTCTGTATTGCTTTCTTTTTAGTTTTTAATTTAAATGCTTCAACATTTCTACCAAACCCTGTTGCTTTACCAACAATTTCATTTTTCTTTTTACTCATTAACATCACAGCATTTTTCTTAAACCCTTTAACACTATTTTTAACTTTGGTAAATGCTGTTTTGCCTTTATTCCACATTGCACCTGTTTTAGTTACTATAAAATTCTTAACGTTGCCATACAATTTTTTAACGGATTTTATAGCAGCTAACACAGGAGTTAATAGTTTTTTAATAGGTTTTGATATCTTTCTAATTACCATTTTAAACGTATTTTTAATACGTCTAAACCATTTTATAACTTTATTTTTGATTACTTTACCAAATCGTTTAAATGGAGTGATTATACGTTTTAAAATCTTTTTTATTTTTTCAAATGCACCTTTAGCTAATTTTAATGTATTTTTTCCAATAAATTTACTAACAGATATAATACCTCGGACAGTTTTCTTACCAATAAACGTAGCTATTTTTGCACTTATTTTAGCTATTTTTTTCGTAAATCCTATACCAAATTTAAATAGTGTTTTGGATAATTTTTTAATTAAATTCTTTATTGAATTTATTCTTAACATCCACTTTAGAAAGTTGAATGCAGTATTTACAACTTTCGGTTTAGTTCCATAAAACGCTTTGGTTAAATCAACTGTTTTAGAAACAGTAATCCATGGACCTGTTGATTTGACAATTCCATTAAATCCTTTGAAAACACCTGTGCTAAAAAATAAATCCATTACATATTAAAACACCGTCTAACTTGCCTTCTTACAATATCGACACCAGAATATACAGTCGGTTGTGTTGATGCAGTTTGTAACGCTGATATTTGTTGTTGTAACTGAATTAATGCTACTTTAAATTGCTCACTTTGTGTATTTGATTTTAAATTACCAATATTATCACACATTGATGCAAGTTGCTTGTCTTGTTCTTGTATGTTATCTAATATACTATCAAAATGATTAGCTAATTTTGTATATGTTTTGGAATAATTTGCATTAATTTCTCTGAAGATATTTGCTATCACTCCATCTGGTTTATTTGCAATGTAAATATCATCTTGTTTATTTAGTTTAATCATCTCACCATTTTGCAAGATGAGTGTGTTTGATAGTTGTTGGGCAAGTTTGGTACCAGCAACATTTACAATATTATCATTCTCTATCTTTGTAGCATTATTGTTATTTATGTTATTGTTTTCATTTAGAAGTTGTGCTTTGCCTGGTGTATCTTTTTTACTATTAATTTGATTTGACATACTACCAAGATTACCACCACTTATAGTATCTTCTTCATCTTTTAATGTTTCTTCAGGTTCTTCATCTACTGGTAATGTTTCTTCTTTCTTGAAAAAATCAAAACCAAGAAACGTGTTGATAAATTGTTTGAGAGCTGGTAATAAATTTTGTGCTAATTTAAATAAGTCTGTGGTAAAAAAGTTCTTAACTGATATGATTGCTGTTTTTACTGAAGAAATAAATTCTTGTAAATTAGTTGGCATCATTTCTTCTAATTTAGTCTTCCATTCAGTATAAATATCAATAACTAAAGCTGTAAATTCATTAATTTTGGATACTATTGGATTGTATATTGAATCCATGAAACTATTTTTCATATCTGCAAACCAGTTTGTTATAGTCTCAACAATTGAAGTAAATCCATCTTTTATATTTTGTATTTGTTCTGTAATAGCATCTTTAATATCTTTTAATTTAACTAGTAAATATATAATAATACCGACAAACGCCAGTATTGCTATCTTAATTAAATTGCTTTTAGATACCATAGAATCTTGTTGCTTTTTAATTTGCAATGCTTGTTTGATATTATTTACTAATTGTTGGTTAGCTAATGCACTAAATGACTTAACTGTTACTGGTTGAACAGTTTCATCAATTTTGCTATTTGATTTATATTCATCTTTTTTAGATGCTTTTAATGCTTTCGGCAATACTGCAGCTAACACAATTTTAATTTTTTCAACAAGTTCAACATCAGATTCTTTTTTTGAAGTTTTTGTTTTAATATCAACTTGTTCGTCAGATTTAAGTATTTTCTGCGAGTTATTATTAAATTTTTTAATAGCTCTAACTATTTCATTAAGATTGCTGATCTTTTCTGTTTGATTTGTAACGGTTTTTAGCTGAGTCTTAACAGTGGTTATATCTTTTTCGATATTATTAACGTTTGTAGATAGTGTTTTAACGTCAGTTTTTACTTGATTTAACTGTTTAGTCGACGTTAATAATGATGAAGCTATATTGGTAATTTGAGCTGATATTTTACCATTATTTTCAGTATTATCGGATGAGGAACCTGAGAATTGTGTATTTAAAATGTCACTATTCTCAGGTGATTGTGAATTACTTACAATGTCACTGTTTATATCATCAGGCATTGTAATTATTTAAATTGTTTTTCTTAAATGAAAATAAAGAAATCTGGTCCAATTTCAAGCTGAACTGGTTGCTCTTTACCATCTATTGTATAGTTGGTATACATAGCTTCAACAGTATGTACTTTATTGTTAAAATCAATCACATCTCTTAATTCATCTAATTGAATATTTTCAACAATTTCTTTTCTTTGCATTGGTGATAATGATTCCATATCAATATCAATATCTTCTTTACGAATTGTAATACGTGAAATATATTTACAAATTTCAATAACTGCTAATTCACCGAACACTTCTTGTGATAATTGTTGCATTTCTTCAATACTGACGTCAGTTGATAATTTATAATTTGTCATTACAAATTTATTGAAAATATCTTCTGATTTTAATGTTGGAATTTTTGTTTCAAAAATATAATTTTCTGTTGTAACTGTTGGTGCAACTAAATCATATTTTACTGTTGGTATTAATGGTATGATATCTGATGATAATTTAATATCTTGATATTTATCAAGTGATTTGGAACGTAATGTTATACACAACGGAACCCTATCAACAATATTAAATTGATCAGCATATTCAGATGCATTTTCTTTTAAAATATTGTAAAATTTTCGAAAAAATGCATATTGTGCATGTAATATGTTTTGAGGCATATTAATTAAATCTTTACACTGTTTTACTGATAATTGTTGTACTTTAACAGTCTGGTTTAATGATGGAATAAATACATCAACTGTACCAGCTAAAGATTTTATTTGAGTTAATATATTCTTAATGTCTGACATGTCAAAATTGATTATACTTGTTGGTATTCTGAATTCAACTGATTAATTTCAGTTAATTCTTGATATTTATACAACGGTGAATCTCCTGATTTAAGTTTTGTCAAAACATATTTAAGTTCAGTCAAAATAATAGCATCATTTAAAAATACACCATTTATTTTTCGTTTTAAATCTATAGTGTTGT